GGTCACGATCAATGCCGCGCCGATGATGATGGTAAAGAAGCGCCCCGAGCCGCCACGCATCGCGGGCATCAAATGGATTTCGTCGGGACAGGCCTCGTAGAGTTCCTTGGCGTCCTTGTCGTAGCCGACCACGCGCACGGGAATATCGGAAGGCCAATCAGTCTGACGCGAGATACCCTCAATCGCGTCCGCGATGCTCGCTGCCTCGATTTCAAAGGTCTCGCCAACGCGATCCTTCAAGACACCGTGCAAGATTACTCGCATTTTACGACCACTCCGTCTTTGACGATGAAACTCATGACCTTGGTCGAACCATCAGGGGCGCGACCAATGATGTGGTGTTGTAGATCAGGCCAGCCCAAAAAACAGGTATAATCCTCACCACTGAGATTTGGCGTGCTGTGCGGATGGGTGTGCCACGTACCAATGGCGTCGCCGATATGGGCCAGCACCTGCTCTGGGTCCATTTCGAAGCCGTTTTTCGGCTCCTCGGCGACGTTTTTCAACTCCAGAGGTTTGCCGTCGGTCATGATTAGACCGCAGCGTTCCTCGGTGTCATTCTTTTGAAGAAGGGCTTCGAGCATTCAGCAGCTCCTCGATAGTTGTGTCGGGATAGCGCGGACGCAGGTCCGGCACATCTTTGTGACGCAAGACAAAGCAGGTTCGAGACCGCCAAATGTCGCGCCACTGGGTTTCTTCGGACAGACGTCCATAGAGGTGGTGAACCAGTTTGTCATCTTCCAAGACGACCACCAGATGGTTTGGGTTCTGCTCACCAATCGCGACAGCAAGCACATCGCCGGGGCGTAGGTCTTTCACGCGCCATTTGGTGATTGTCTCGAAACCACACATTTCTGGCAAAATGCGCAGAAGATCAAGCTTGTCGGCGCTCCAATCATTCGGGCGCGCGTAGTTGGGGATATCGATTTCGAAGTTGTCGTAGAAGAACTCCCGCACAAGCTGAAAGCAATCTTGTTCGCCGATGCCAGTGAAGGGTCGGCCTGTCAGATGATCGTACTTCAAGGTCATAGGCGCACCGTGGGAAATCCCGGTTGATCGAACCGCCGATAGGGCAATTTGAAGCCCAAGCTGTCCGAATATGTGCCGAGCTGCACCGAAATCATCATCCGATTGTAGCTCTCCACCCGCTTCACGCGGTAGGTTGTTCGACGCGCTATGTCGCGATCATTGAGCATGTCGTCAAGCAAAAGCTCAATTTTGACCAGTGTGGCGTTGTCCATACTCCCGTCGAAAATCAGCGGTTTGAAAGCAGACAGGTCCACATTCTCTTGACCAATCGTCAGGCGCGGTAGGGTGTTGCCTTCCTCCGCCGTTCGCTTCTCGCCAGAGAGCTGCATCGGGACACCGGCGTACTCATCGCCGCGCCAAGTGTAGCTGTTGTCCGGCTTGAACCGGACGGTGCCGCTGCCGGTCGACGGTGTCAGCTCGAACAGCTCAATCAGCCCGTCAGCGTTGAGCTTATGGGAATCGCGAATATGTTCTTCGGGCAACTGAGGCATGGTTCACCTAAAAAGAAGAGGGGGCCACCCTGATGGCGACCCCCTCCCTTTTCGTCAAGCCGGATGGCTTCAACCGGTGCGTTAAGCACCAGCGTAGAGCAGACCCGGACGCTTGGTGCCGATCTCATCGAGGCGAGGCAGCGAAGCCACTTCGCCTTGCGACATGAGGAACGGCTGGAACTCCCACGGCATGGAGCCGTACTGGGTTTCGTTCCACGCGACCTGAAAACCGCGCGCGATGCGAACCTTCGGTGCGATGAAGGTGCAGGGGCGGTTGTAGTTCGTCATCACGCCGGTGAGCTTGATGCAGAACAGTTCGTCGGCGTCGATGGTCGCGACCGGGACTTCGTCGATGATCCAGACCTTCGAACCCGCAGGGAACGACATGTTGGACGGGATCGCGAAGTCGCCAGCGAGAGCAACAACGAACGGACCAGTGCCGGTCGTCGGGCCGCTTGCCTTGGTCGGGAAGACCAGATCGGGGTTGTCGGGGTGCTGGATAAGCACGACCGAACCCTGCGGGATTTCCGACAGGTTCGTGATGGCCGAAGTGGCTTCACCGGGGATTGGGTCGGAAACGACGCTGATCGAAACATCGTCGGCAGCAGCGATAGTGTCGAGCGCGCCGCGCCGGATGGTGGCGTTGCCAGTGGCGAGCGCCGAAGCAATACGGAAGTTCTCGGCGGTCATTTCGAACACGTTGCCGGTGATCATTGAGGACACGCCGGTCCGTTTCGCGTCAACCGCAGCCTGCGCCACGCCGTTGAGGAGCGTGTTGAGCGAGCTGTCGACGGTGACGCTGAACTCGGAGGTCATGCCGACGGAATGCTCATCAGGAGTGAGCGAGAAAACGTCGTCGACGAAGGCCCGGCCCACCATGAGCGTGGCCGAGGAAAGGGAAAATGCGGACTTTTTGACGTCGGCCATGAGGGCAGCTCCTTAAAATCTGATACTTCTCTCTTGCGCGGAAGCTGATTATGCTCAATAGGAAGAACGGCAACCAGTCTGCACCGCGAGGATTTTATGACAGGAACCCCACGAGAAAGCCGCGAAGAGTATCGCAGCTTCACGCTTCGGATTCCCATGAGCCTATATATCGAATTGGCTGATCTCGCGCAAGCTGATGAGGTGTTCATCAATACGAAGGCCACCGAACTCTTGCGCTTGGGCATGGGCAAACACATCGACTTGAACAATGCCGTGGCGCGTCTCCTGCGCCGCGTCGCTCTCGAAGAGGAAACCGATGAGCAAAGCTGACGAACTCACTCCGCCGCCTCTCACCATCGAAATCAAAATCGGTGAAGAGACCAAGACCATCAAGATGTCCTACGGGCTTGAAATGGACATCCGCCGTGTGATGCCAGAGCCGAATGAAGCTCTGCGCGCCGCGATGCTTGACCCATTCACCCAAGACTATGTCATCCGGCGCTGCCTCACCGAGAAGCGCGCGATGATCACCAACGCCGATGATCTGATCGACATCGAAGAAATGGACATTTCCACCGAAGATACGCACGCTCTGATGGTGTGGGCGGTGGAGCATGCGCTATATTTTTTCGCGAAACGGGCGGCGGATTTGACGGGTCTGACCGCCCAGTACGGGCTGGAAAAGAAGACGTCGGACCAACCTCCGCCTTTAACGGATGGTTCCGAAGCCTCTCCTTCGCCGACGCAATCTGCTGGGCCTTCGGAGTAGTCGAAAGCGAGGCATCAGACCTCCTTTGGACGCTCGCCCGCCGTGAAATTCAGCAGAAGTTTCGGGTCAAGCTCGGCGAAGAGCAGAGCCGGATCATCTGCCAGCACAATTCAATGATCCAGATTTTGGATGCGGCATTCGGCGACGGAAAGAGTAAAGGCCCACGACCGAGCGGACCACCGAGCGATGCTGCTGACATGACGAAGGGCGCGGGTACTCTCGAAGAAGCCATTGCTCACGTCAACGCGACTATGAAGTTCTGAACAGAGTTCCTTGAGTTCCCTTAGCCACCCGCGCGCTCACGGCATGCGGCAGTGACTGCTGCAGGTAGAATTTCAGGAACGGCTCCAGTGTCGGGCGATAGCGTCCTTTCGGCCCACCTAGTCGCGCGGCCATCTGCTCATCGTAGGCTTCGACCAAACCAATGAGAGCCGGGTTTCCTGCGCTTGTGGTCGCGTTGAGCATTGAGTTTGTGATCTTACCCAAAGCTCGGACGCGGATTGTTGCGAGCTGAGTGTTCACAGCCGTGCCGCGCCCGGCGAGGCCACCGCTGAGCGTGCCAGTTCCTTTAAGGTTTCGAATAATCTCAACCGAGATACCGCCAAACATATCGGAGAAAATTCCGCCGCCGTCCCCAAAGACGCCGCCCCAAAGCCGCTCGGGTTGGAAAGCTGCTTTTAGATAACCGCCAGTGTTCCAGCCGCTGTTGTCAAACCATTTGACGCCAGCTCCGCCTGCCTTCTTGCGCTGTAGATAGCTGGTCGAGCGCGGCACCCACGGCGGCGTCAGCGAAGCCAAACTACGTGACGGCGGCGAAGGCGGTCCTTTGGCCAACGCTGTTAGGGTTCCAGACGGGCCGGATTTGTAGCCGCTCGTGCCGATGATGTATTTGCGATACAGCCGAGCCATGTGGGTCAGCTCTGCTTCGGCATCGCGCTTGATTGTGGCCGATAGCTCTTTCTTGAACTCGTCAAAGCTTTCTTCGGCATAGCTCAAAGCCACTTGCTGAACGATCACGCGCGAGGTATTAGCAGATTCCTGCCTTGCTACGCCAAGCCCTTTGCCGACGTAGAAGCGAATAACAATCGGACGTGGAGCGCGAGCCATATGCCTAAGTCACCAATTCCTGCGATCTCAAAATCAATCACCCGAGACGTGGTCGATTTCATCGAAGAGGTCAATAACGAAGGCATCGTGCAAGGGGAAATCCTTTACCACAACTTCGAAGCCCGGCAGGATGAAAATGATCTGCCGAAAACCACTCTGCTCGGCACCGACGGCTTTGCCTTTGATGATAACGATGGCCGATGGATTGTTCGGTTCGCCATTGGGATTTCCAGCTTCAAGGATGCCAACCTGCTCGACGAGGTTGATCTGCTTGGGCGGGTTCACGAGCGCTTTGGCAAAGATGAAAAAATCCGCTTACGCGACTTGCAGGACGGAGAAGAGATCAACGAACTTGTGGTGAGCGCGTTTAACGTCGCACCAATGGGCCAGTCTGAGCTGCGGAATTATCGCGTCGTGTCGCTGGAACTCCACCGGACTGGGGCCGAATATTAACCGGTAAAGTTGTCGACCGCTGGTGTTGCGATGACCAGAAGCGGTGTGAAGTCGTCGTCGGCTGATACGTTCGGCTGAACCAAGTCGTAGGCGCGGCCCACCAAATCTTCTAGCTCGTCTTTGACTTTCGCCCAATCAACATTCTGGCGTTGAAAGCTGTTGCTCTCGCTTGCCTCTTGCCGGGCGACGCGAACTTGCATGGTCGCGATATGCGACAGAGCAGCAATAGCTTCAATACCGTCTTTCAAGACCTTGTCATTGTACTCGCTGCGAGTGACCGCGTCGAACTCAGCGGCTCCGGTCTCATTACGCAAAGAGACATAGGCGTTCATCAGGAAAATTTCGTCGTCGGGCAAATCGACTTCGCTTACAGCCAGTTTGCTGCGAACTCCGTCACGGTTCGCCCCGAAAGGCGGTAGGTTTTCAATTCGGACCTGCTTGGAAACCGAGACGGGCGCTCCGCCTACCTCGTAAGTCCACTCGAAGGTACGATAGTCGACGTTCGATCCAACACCAAGGGTGCTGCCCACCACACCGACTGTGACCTCAACTGAAACGGCTCCCGCTCCGGGCGTCACGGTGCTGCTTTCAAGCACCGCGCTGCCGCTGTCTTTGA